ACAAAAGTAGCTAATTTACCAAATCCTTTAAGACCACACCTTAGGGAATTAGCCATGGCAAAATTATTGTATTATTATGGTGGTATGACTGTTCCATCATCATTTATTTGTATGAAGAATTTAAAGCCTCTTTATAATAAAGGAACTTCAGCTGCACCAATGTTTTGTGGAGAATTACCAACTAAAAGTGTGGTTTCCACTTACACTGAATTCTTTCCATCTCACTTGATAATGGGATGTAATAAAAATTGTGCATTAATGGAACAATATGTTAATTATTTAGAAAGATTAATAAGTAATGATTATACGAATGAAATGGAATTTACTGGAGAAACAAATAAATGGCTATATGAACAAGTAAGACAAAGAAAAGTAATGCCATTAGATGCCAAATATTTTGGAACAAAAACAGTAGAAGGAAATCCTGTATTAATAGATGATTTATTGAGTGATGATGATGATTTTCAGATTCCTAATTGTGCTTATGGAGTATATATTCCTAGTGAAGAAATTTTAAAGAGAACAAATTATCAATGGTTTGCGAGATTGAATCCAGAACAAGTTTTAACAAGTAATACATTAATAGCTAGATATTTATTGTTATGTAATTAGATAAATAATAATATAATTAAATTATATATATTATTATGACAACAGTAAATTGTGAAGAATTATATAAATATTTAGCATGTAATGACACAATACACGATTTTGGAAAGGGAGATAGAGGAGAAAAAATAGTTGATATAATTAAAGATATTTTAAAAGAATCCATTTATAAGAAATATACTCCATTTGGAGATAATAGAAATATAACAATGGATGCTTTTGAGAGATCAGTTGAAGAATTTGTATTATATAATTGTGATTTACCAGGAATTCCTGAATCTGTGTTAGCCCAATCTCCTTATTTGATTAGTCCAAAGTTAGGAGATGAACAAGCTACAGATGTAAAAGATGTAGCTATTTATAGATTTATTAATAGAAATAAAAATGTTAATTATGGTATTAAGTTATTTAGTTACCAAGTATTAGGTCTAACAGATATACAAAGAAAAAATATATTTGAAGAACCTAGTAATATAGATCCAGCGATATCATTTTTTTCCACTATTATTATTGAAGATCAATATGAAAATGAGTATAGAAAATTATTTAATTGGATGCAAGATGAATTAAATGCGGATAAAAACGTAACATCACTTTTACAATCAAGTAAAGATCCAGCTGGCAATTCTGATATAAAAAAAAATAAAATAGGAAATTTTTTAATAAATACATTTTTTTATGCTGGTCAGGGTTCTGATTATAAAGGTTTTATTTATAATAAAGATGCGGTATCTGGAAATTTAAAATGTGCATTTTCAGCGTTTACTAACAATGTATTAGGAGCTGTAAAAGATACAGCAAATTATGGAGATTCTGCAATAACAGCAGAATCAGGATCTGGAGAAGATGATGAAGATTCAAGTAGTAAAAAAAATAAAGGATACAATTGTGGAAAAAATAAAAAAGCTAAAATAGGAGATAATTTATTTGATTTGGTGGTTGGATATTTTAATGTAGAACAAAAAGACAAAGGTAAACTTTCCATTGAAGTTACAGAAAATCCTGATCATTTGCCATCTTTATTTCCAGCTTCTAATGGGGAACCAAAAGGTAGAAAAGTTTACTTTTTTTCTAATAATTTTTTTACAAAAGATAATTTTACTATAGCGTATGTAGAAACTCAAAATAAAAATTGGAAACCATATTTCCAACCATATAATTTTTCTTTACATATTTACAGTGAGCCAAAAACAGATAAACTTATGCAACAAATACAAAATAATCCTGAAGATTCTACCATTTTAATTGGAGCTGCACCATTTAGTTCAGGTGATAATGGACCTTCTGTAGTTTATTTAAAAAATTTAATAAAGGCTATTGATGAATCAACAGCATCAAATTTCTTAACTAGTATAACTGCAGTTATACCAGAGGGTAAAATATTAAATATAAACGAATTAATAATAAAAATTTATAATAAAATACCAGAAAATCATAAATCAAAACAAACTATTTTAATAAAATTCTTATTAGATTTAAAAAGATGTGGAGATTTTGAACAAGTTGATGCAATTCGTATGATTCAAGATCAAAATGAAGGATCAAATAATAGATTTGGATTACAAGATATTTTATTTACAACAGGTGATAGGTTATGTTCCTTATATAGTAGATTTAAAAATACAAATGTTCAATTTTTTGTAGCAAACACACAAAGATATTACTTGTATCGCCAACCTTATATTTACCCAAGTGAGGAAGTTAGACTTCTAATTGATCAACAAAATATTTTTAATGAATTAAAACAAAAAGCAATAAGAGCGGGAATTTTTATGCAAAAAATTAATATATTAAAAGGTTTTGAAATTGAAAACTATTATAGCAAAAATGATAATTTAAAAACCTTAATGGATTCTAATCCCTCATTTGTGAAAGCGTTATTTGAATATATATTTTTATTTCAAAAAAATAGGTTAATATATTTAAAACAAATTGTAGACTCAGTAGATTTAACCTCAAAAATAGAGTTTTGTGAAAAAATTGGGAAAACAACATTTGAACAAGTTAATCAAAAAAAATCTTTATTCTATTTTAATGAAAAAAGCACAATTTTAAATATTAAATACCAAGGAAGTGCTAATCCAGTAAATTGTAATGCATTAATTAATAATTTTTATTATTTAGCTTCAAGTGAATTTTTTAGTGATATTACATCCAATAAGGAAGAGTATTTAGATATGGATATAATTAAAGGTAAATTAAAAATACCAAAAATAATTCCACAAACAAATACAGTATTACTTTTAGACTTTCTACAATCAGATAATATTACCGAAAAATTAAATCAATATTATAGTAATTTTTATACAGTATATAAGTTACTTTTAGAAGCTTACAATAATATAAAAATCACTGGATCTAAAAGAGCTCCCAAGATTCTAATTCTTCCATATCTAAACTTTAGCAGTATTGTTATAACATTTTTACAACTATGTAATTTAATTTTTGGAAGTGTAGATATAATAAATCAAAAAATAAGTAATCTAGAAAATATTAACAACACATTAAAGGAATTATTAATAAAGAATTATGAAGCATACGGTCAAAGAAGTTTGCCATCATTAACTACACCACAAACTTCAGTTGACCTAACTACTATAAGTGATGTTAGCCCACCAGCTATGCCTGAACCAGACATATTTGAACCATCACAAGATACATTTAAAGATATAGTAGATAAAATAAAAGAACAATATACATTTCAGAATGTAGAAGGAAATAAAATACAAATAAACCAAACTAAACAAGAAAGAAAAGAAGAAAAACAACGGCAGCAACAAGAAAAACAACAAAAAAAAGAATTAAAAAAGCAAAATAAAATGCAAAGAGCTATTCGTAAAATACAAGCTTTAAACGAAATAATTGGTATAAAGAACAAACTAATCAATAAAGGAAAACTATTTAAACAAGGATTAAGAAATAGTGACAGAATTAGTGTTTTAGAAAGAAAGAGTTCGCTTAGAAGTAGTAGTCCTACAAGAGAGTCAGGAACACCAGTTTCACCTTTTAAAGGAGGTGAAAAGATGCAAAAAGGAGGAGGAGACATAGATACTTTAATGGGAAACAAATTAGAAGAGTTATATCAAGAAATAAATATAATTGCTTATATGAATCAAATTTATTCTGATACTATGCCTTATGAACTATTATTAATTTTATTAACGGATTTTAATTTTGAATATTCAGGAGTAAGTGATGCATCGGGAAATATGGTACCTTTATCAGAATTACCAGAAAATTTAAGTTATACAACTCCTGATTATTATCCAATGGTATTATCAAGAGGAGAATATTTATTAAAATTTCAGACAGATTTAAGTAATTTGATTAGTAATCAAAATATAGGTTTAACAGAGGAACAAAAACAAATGTTAGAAAGTTTTACTAAAGTTGTATCCCCAGTTGTACCTGAAGCCACAGATGAAACAACTGTAGAATATAATACAGAAGCATTGGAAGAAAAATTAGGCAGTGAGAATTTTAATTTAACTCCTATAATTGAACGAATGGGAGAAATAGTGCTAACTAAAAAGAATGTTCCATGTTTTTTATCGGTAATAGATGAGTCATTTAAGATTAAAGATTATTTGAGAGATATGGGTAAAATATGGTTAACAATATTAGAAGAACTATCTAAAAAACCTATTGGACCGAAAGATTTAGTTCCAGATAGAAAAATAATATTTGATATTACTAAAACAGGTGTATTACCATACAGTGGAGATAGAAGGGGGGCAGAAGGATTAAGTATACCCAATACTGAGGTAAAAAACTCACTACAAAGAATACATTTAATAACTGCATTATTAACTTTCAATGCAGAGAAATGTATCTTAGATAATCCTTTACCTGAGAACAAAAAGATCTCAAGTTATATAGAAGAGTTAAATACTGTATTAAAACTAGATGAATTATGTAGAGAAAAAAAACCAGATAATAATTTATTAGAAATAAAAAATTTAATATTAAAATTAAGAACTTATAATGAAAAAATATATACAATTATCATATATTTGTTAACTATAATTGGAGCTATATTATTTGATGTAACAAAACCATATTTTCCATGTCAAATAAAAGAATATACAATTTCAATTCTTAAAACAATTGATACAGAAACAAGACTCACAGGTGGAGAAAAAACAGTAGGGGTAACAAATGAACAAATATTCCAGTGGATAGTACCAATTCTAACAAATTTATTAGATAATAAATTACCAAAAACAAAGGACGAAATTAAATGTGCAGATGAAACTTGTGTAAATCCAACCAAAGGTATGTGTACTATAATGGGAGGAAGTAAAACAAAAAAGAATAGGAAACATCCGAAAAATAGGTCATTAAGATTTAAATAATTTATTTTTAATTGAATATCTCTCTAATAATTAAAAATAAATATGATATGGTATGCTGTATTTTGATTTGCTATAAACTACTTTTGTAGAAAATAAAATAGTATTAAAATTACAAACTTGTCTAATTATTGTGCACAATTTATTATAATCTAATTTTCTCTCTACATAATGTTTTTTGGAGTCGTAATAATATGGTTTTAACGAATCGCAAAAAGGAATAATTTCATTTTGCAGATGAGCGCGTTTATATGCATTTAAATCAAAAATGTAATACTTTTCAGTTTTATCACAAATTTTTTCTAAAAAATCAAATAACAAAGTTTTATCAATAGTATCTTTAAAAATTTGACTCATCTTATATTTTATGAAGATAAAAGTTGATTTAAATTATTTGTAAAAAGTGCTAATTCAATTTCATCTTCGTGTATATTATGAAAAATTGTAATATATTTACATAAAATTTTAATAATTTCATATTTTTGAGTTTCATTTAAAATAGATGTTGACTTAACAAATAATAAATAATTATCAAAAATATCCATAACAGAATAACCTTTATCAAATAAATCATATAATAAATCGATAGCTTCTAAAAGTTTGTTTTGAATAATAAAATTAGTATAATTTTCAAAAATAATAAAACTAATATTTGTGCAAATTTTATTAGCCAATTCGAATGTTATAGGTTGATTTAGGATTTTAAATTTTTCCAAATAATTTAATAATATTCTTATAGAACCATTACATACGGATACAATAAATTCTTCGGCTTTTTTTTGGATTTCGATTTTTTCTTTCTTTTTTATTTTTGAAAGAATAGAAAAGAATTGGGAATTATCCAGGGGTTTTAACTTAATAATAATTTTCCGAGATTGAAGACTATCAATAACTTTTTGAATATTACAACAAGAAGATATAAAATGGACATTATTAATGTATTTATCAATACAATTTCTAAAAACTTGTTGACTTTGTTCATTTATGTTATCTATATCATCTAAAATAACAATTTTTTTCTTATTAGGGATAGAACACCTAGTTTGGCAAAAAGTCTTAACTTCAGTGCGATAATATTGAATACCCTGTTCCTTCAAACTATTAATTTCAAGGATATTATCTGAATAGTGTTGATTACCATAATATTCTTTAATTAAAGTATTAATTAATGAAGTTTTACCAGAACCAGAATCTCCTATAAATAGTATATTTAAATTATTCATAGAAATAAGAGTATTTAATATTTGTATAATTTCAGGTTGTATTTCAAAATCTTCGAATGATGTAGGTTTATATTTGTAAATAAATGGAATAGACATAATATAATATATTCGTTAATAAGTATTTAAGTAAATGTATTGATATAATAATAAATGGCAGATTATTATAAAATATTGGAAGTAGAGAATAATGCTTCCCCTGAAGACATAAAAAAAAGTTATAGAAAATTATCATTAATGTATCATCCGGATAAAAATCCGTCGGGTGCAGAAAAGTTTAAAGAAATAAATGAGGCATATGATACTTTAGGTGATACAGACAAGAGGAGAGAATATGACATGAAAAAACAAAATCCATTTATGGGAGCACATTTCCAAGGTCAAGGATTCCCCGGAGGTATGAATCAAATGGATGAAATAATGAAAATGTTTTTTGGAGGACAAATGCCAGGTGTAGTGCCAGGAATGGCATTTGGAGCAGGAGGAATGCCAGGGAATATAAGAATTTTTAGAAATGGAGAACAGGTCAATATCAATGCTTT